CAAAAGCAAATGGATTACACAAAAAACAAATACGGGTTAAAAGATTATGTTAATTCTAGACAAAAGAGATCTTCAAAAAACAATAAGAATAGAAAATCAAGAAATAGAAATAAGAACTGATTTTAGAACATGGATTCAATTCTCTTGTATCGTTTCTGACAAGTATATTGATAAAAATTATAAAATCCCTATGCTGTTTGATTTGGTGATTCCAAACTATGAATTGTACATGGAAAATGTTGATTCATTGGAATTACTGAAAGGAATTCTTGATTTCTACAAATGTAATAAACCGGATAAACCTGAGAAGAAACCTAATAAAAAAGTTGGGTTTCTTTTTGATTATGATATGGACCTCATCTTTGCTGCGTTTATGCAGCAGTATGGCATAAATCTATTGAGAACCAATATGCATTGGTGGGAATTCAAAGCATTACTTAATGGATTGACGACACCAAGTTCGTTCAGATCGTTGGATATAGAACTGCGGATCTATCGAAAATCAAGGACAAGAAGGAACGTGCAAAAATGAAAGAACTTCAAGATTACTATGCTATTCAAGAACAGGGAGACCCATTCCAAAGAACTCAGGAAGAAATCGAAGCAGAATTATTTGAATCGTTAGGAATTCCAAAAGAATAAATTAAAGGCAGGTGGTATGATGGCAGATGGTAAAGTTGTTATTGATTTAGAAATCAATGATAAAAGCGTTGATAAGAAACTCAATACAGCTGATAAAAAAGTAGATAAATTTGCTAAAGATGTATCACAAAAAGAAGCTAAACCTAACGTTGATGCTGATACTAAGAAACTAGAAAAGAAGCTTGATGAAGCATCAAACGAGGTTGAAAGTTTTTCAAAAGAAGCTACTGACAACGCAAAAGTTGAAGGTAGTGCAAAAATGGACACTTCCAATTTTGAAAAGAGTGCCCAGACAGTAAAATCAGAAGCATCTGCGGTTGAAAAAGCTATAGATGTTGATGGTAAAGTTGATGTCGAAGATAAAGCATCATCTAAATTAGATAACGTTAAGAAAAAAGCGGATGATTTTTCGAATGAAAATATCAAACCCCCTAAAATAGAACCTCCTGACACCGATGGCTTTGAAGAAGCGCTTCAAGAAATGGAGGATAAAATCAAATCATTCGGTGCAAAGATTGCAGGATATCTAGCAATAGGAGAAGCAATTAAACAAGGAACTGAAATTGGAAAAGAAGTCTATGAAGATTTTGAAGATTCAGTTGCACGTGTCAAAGGCGCTCTAGGAGAAACAGATGACCAAGCGAGACAGACTGCACAGGTCATCAAGGATGTTTATGAGGCTGGACTTGGTGAAAGTATGGATAGAGTTGCCGAAGCCGTTGTAAGAATCAAGCGAAATCTTGGTGAAATGGATGACGGAACTCTAAACGCTATTACACAACAAGCAATCATCCTTGAGGATACATTTGATGTAGATATGAATGAAACCCTTCGAGGTGTTAAAGGCTTGATGAAAAACTTTGGTTTAACTGCACAAGAAGCAATGGACTATATTGTCGCAGGAACTCAAGAAGGGTTGGACTGGACTGATGAACTAGGAGATAACATTTCAGAATATTCTGGAAAATTCTCTCAGGCAGGATATTCAGCAAGTGAATATTTTCAATTGCTAAAGAACGGTTCAGAAAGTGGTGCATATAACCTAGATAAGGTAAATGATGCCATCAATGAAGTAACTACTCGTTTAGCTGATGGAACTATTGAGGGTGCTCTAGGTTCATTTTCAAGCGAAACACAAAAGACATTCAAAGCATGGCAGGATGGAAAAGCCACTCAAAAGGATGTTATCGACAGTATCGTAAGTGACATTACTAAATGTGATGATCAACAAAAAGCATTGACAATGTCAGCTACTGCTTTCGGAACGATGGGAGAAGATGCCAATCTTACATTTGCTAAGGCATTAAATAGTGTTGGAACTACTTTTGATGATGTTTCAGGAAAAGGACAACAGTTTGCTGATGAAACAACGACTCCAATGCAAGAATTGGAATCAAAAGTTAGAAAGGTCAAAGATCAGTTACAGCCTTTAGGTGATTTGTTCTATGATGTAGCAGGAGTTGCACTTGATAACTTTACACCATTATCAGCTGTTATTCTTACTGTAGCAACAGCACTTGCTACTTACAAAGGAATAGTTCTTCTCACCGAAGGAGTAACCAAGGGATTAGCATTAGCGCAGAAACTATTAAATGGCGAAATGATGTTGAATCCAATCGGCCTAATTGTAGCAGCTATTGCTGCCTTGATAGCTGGATTCATTTATTTATGGAATACAAGCGATGGTTTCAGGTCGTTCTGGATAAATCTATGGAATTCTATAACATCAACATGCGGGCCTGTGATAGATACAATCGTCTCATTCTTTACTGAATCGATACCAGGTGCAATTGACACGCTTGTAGAGACTTTCAGCAATATCGGTCAAACGATTGTTGAATTTTTTTCTGGGCTTGGAGAATCAATTGCATCATTTTTTACTGAAACGATACCGCAAGCATTTGACAGTTTCATTGAAATATTAACAGGATTTATTAGCTCAGCAATCGAATTTTTCAATCAGTTGCCATACAACATTGGCTATGCGATTGGTTCGATAATTGGTTTTATCGTTAGCTTAGGAATTAAATTCGTTGAATTTTTAACGGTTGATGTTCCAAATTTCGTAACAGGTTTTATTTCTTGGATTTCTCAATTACCTGGCCAAATATGGACGTATATAACTGATATCATAGGAAAAGTAGCTGAGTTTGCTTTGAATTTTATTTCCAAAGGATATGAAGCAGGCTCAAACTTTGTATCAAGCATCATCAGTTTTGTTACAGGATTACCTGGGCAAATTTGGAACGTATTGTCAAATGCTATTGGAAAGGTTGCTGAATTCGTTGTCAATATGGGTTCAAAAGGGATTGAAGCAGCCAAATCACTATGGAATGGTATTGTTGATACTCTTGTTGGATTGCCTGGTAAAATGGCAAATATTGGTAAAAATATCGTGGAAGGTATCTGGAACGGTATCAAGAATGCAAAAGACTGGTTGCTTAGCAAGATTGGCGATTTTGCAAATGGTGTTGTAGATGGTATCAAAGGATTCTTTGGCATTCATTCACCTTCAAAAGTCATGAGAGATGCCATTGGTAAATTCTTACCACCAGGTATTGCGGTAGGTTTTGAAGTGGCCATGCCAAAAGCTCAAAAATCTATGAACAAAGAACTTGAAAAAATGACAAGTGACTTGAATGGTATCATGAACTTCAATTTGGATGATATCGAACTGAAAACAAATCTTGATATCGCAAGACAAACAGCATTTGAAAGCAATGTCACAAATGAATTAAAAATTGATTATGATAAGATGGGAAATTCAACTGCTAAAGCAATTAAAAACAGTGGAATGTCTTTCAAAGTAGACAAGCGTGAATTTGCCAGAATCTTTTAGAAAGGAGCATTTATGAAAGTATATTATGTCAATTCAAACAATGAGCAAATAGATCTGTTAAGTGCTCCTTATCATATTGAAGAAACTGACTTTTTTAACTTTGAGTGGTCATATGAAACTGAAAATAGAAGGGTCACACGCTTTTATCGCGATGTCGAAGTGAAAAAGGTTAGTGTAGATATCTTTAGCCAAAATCAAAAAGACTTCTACAGTGCTCTAAATAGACTCGTTGAGATATTCGATGTAGATAACGTTTCAAATCAAAAAGGTAGATTATACTTCAACGATTATTATCTAGAGTGCAATATCTTTAAAAACCAAAAAGACATGAAGTCATATATTCTTCCATACGCAAAGGTAGATTTAACTCTGGTAACTGATTCAACTAAATGGATCAAGGAAGATACCTACCATTTTTACAGCAGTGGTGAAGGAAAAAAAGCTGGAACAAAGAAGTATTCCTATAAATATCCTTATATTTATGGTGCAAGTGAAGGACAAATGACAGTTAGAAATACTGGAGTCGTTGAAAATGATATTTTATTAAGAATATATGGTCCGGCACAAGACCCGGCCATTAAAATAGGAGACAACCTTTATCAAATCAATACGACACTTGAAGCAAATGAAAGACTTGAAATCGATACAATGAAAAAGAAAGCTGTAAAAATCACAGCACACGGTGATGAAATCAATGTTTTTAATGACAGGAACAAAGACAACAGATTGTATATTCCCATCCCACCTGGTACAAATATTGTCGTTTGGAACAATTCTTTTTCATTTGATATCGTTGTCTATGATGCAAGAAGCGAGCCAAAATGGGAGAGTGATGAATGATGATGGAGTTCATCTACACGGATCCTAACGGAATCGAACAAGGACCATTGTTAAACTGTAGCCTAGACTTGGAAATTGGAACATATGACAAAGCCAAGAATGAC